ATCTTTCGATTCTCCCTGTAAAACGAACTCCAAAATGATCTCCGAGTTCTGCGGCGCTTGCTCGCAGTTGCGGGTATAGGCCAAATACTGCTCCACGATGTCCTCAACGGTCTGGCATTGCGTGAACACACTTAGCGCCGCGATGGCCGGCCTAAGCGAGTCAACCATTCGCTCGCGGTGCTTCTCATAGAATGCGGCCTCAACCTGCGGCTTCTTGGCAATCTTGGCGCGCCCTTCCCGCTCTAGCTTTAGCATGGTTTCCATGCGGTCCACGATAATCACATCCACGTGCCGCCTGACCATCGCCAGATTATCCTTGAGTGGCTGGACCTCGGCTTGCAGCGTCGCATTCTCTGATTCCAGACGCGCCTTTTCCGTGGTGGTCTCAATTAGGTTTTGCCGCGTGATCCCAAGTGAGCTTTCGGCCGCGACGGATCGCTGTGTGAGTGTTTCGACTTCGGCCCGGCATTCCATTAGCTTCGCGCCAGCATCTTCCAGTGCGACTCTCGCTTGCTCGGCATTCTGGTCGCTAGCCGACTGCAATGCTGCTACTTTCACGTCCCTGTCGGCCTCCGCGGCTGCAACTCGTGCCTTGGCCTCGCTGACTTGCTGGTCGCGGACTGCGATTTCAGCTACGCGGTTGTCCAGTTCTATCTTTAGAACCTCCGAGATTGCACTCAGCTTGCCGATTTCCTTGGCATTCTCGGCGTCCTTCTCCTTTTGCTTCGCTTCCGCTTCTGGATCGACCTTCGGGGGCTCCGGCGGCGGGGGTGGCGGCGGCGGATTGACGATCGAATCCAGAGTCGTCATCGCAGACTGGACTAGGATTTCATCCCCATTCTTGCCGATCGGATCAAGTCCTTCCGATTCCCGCACCTCGTTCACCGTCATCCATGAATTAAAGATTGCGTTTTTGTTGTACTCCGCGCGGGTCTTCACGTCGGCCCGCAGCATGTGCGAGAAGTCAAAGCGGATTTCGTACTGATCTGGCTCGCTAATCAGGTCGCGGCTGATTGCTTCCTCCCACCGGCGCACCCACGGCAAGATGCAATCCGTGTAGAACGCCGTGTTCTTCTCCTCGAAATTCCAGCTTCCGCCGGCAGCGGCGTCGGAGATTCCTAACTTCCAAATCGGCACTAAAAACACCTTGCAAATCTCTTGCGCGCTCAGCTTGCGGGCGTCGATTAGTTCGGCGTCCTCGTTCGTGAGGCTCATGTTCTTCCATTCCAGGCCGCCCCACAGCACCGCCGGCTTATGCCAGTTGTCCTCGCCGGAATAGGCGTTCATGAACTCCTGCTGCGCTAGCCTTACTTGCTCAGGCTTGATCGCCTGCGAGGTTGTAAGCAGTCCGCTGGGCCGCGCAGAATTGCGGAAGAACTTTGCCTCATAGCGTTCCTCGGCCAGCGCCGTGCCAATCGTGTCGCGAGCCATGTGGATTGGCGACAGTCCGACTAGGCCGTCCTGGCTCAATCCGCGCAGATGGAAGATTTGATCCTGAGCGAACACAACCTCGCTATTGTCCGCCTGCCGCACCTTGTAGTTCACGCCCAATTGGCTCGTGCGAATCGGTGTCACGCGATCCGGGTGCAGCGGCCAGAGTTCGCTGACGCTGCCTAGCGGGCCCGGCATGATGATGGCATAGGCATTACCCCTCAGCGCCAGATGGCCCTGCATCATTTCGCAAAACTCAAAAGGCGTCTGCCAGCGGTTCGGGGCAGTTCCGAAGATCGTGTTGAGCGGGTGCTTTGCAACGCTCGTGCGTATGCTGCCCTTTTTGTACATGCCCTTCTGACACGTGGCGATTGCCTCTGACAGCACGCGAATGCAGCTGTAGACAGTCGCCTGCCGCATGGCAGATTCCGGCGATACTCGGATGCCGCTGGAGGTCTCCGCGGCCCGCGACGCCAAAGCGTAGAAGAAGTTCCAGCCGGCACCCTCGTCGAGCATTTCGTGCTTCGGTGTTGGAAACAGCGCGTTCGAGACGCTTATCATTTACCGCCCCTGTAAAAGTGCGAAGCTAGTCCGCCGCCGAGCATGAGCGAGCCGCCCACGATCGCCGCCAGCGGGCCGTAATGCCAGCCGCAGCCAGCGACAATCGATAAAAAGCCGATGATGATAAACGTGTCTTTCAAGCCAGGATTCCCCACGACTGTTCTTGGTTGCTGTTCTGCATCGCCAAACCAATCGCCATGACGCTCGCCACAATGCCGTCAATCCGTTCCGTTGATTTGCCCTTGCTCGGCATGATGTTCGCGTTCGAGTCCGTAACCGCCGAGCAATTGGATGCCATCCAGCGAAGCACGGGATTACCGCCGTGGTCCAGACAGCCGGCCACTAGTAGCCGCTCAAGTTCCTTGGACGGCGCCGAGAGCGTTGGAAAGCCCTGCCGCATCGCTGTCATCTCGAATCCGTCGCCAGTCAAATCGTTGACAATCTGCGAAGCGTTCCACGGATCATATCCAATGCCGCGAATCTGGAACTTACCACCAAGCCTGCCGATCTCTTCGCGCACCGCGGCATAGTCAATGACGCCCGTGTAAATGCCGCGAGTGAGATGCAGCCATCCCTGCCGCTCCCAGGTGATATAGGGCACCCTATCGCGCCGCTCACGCTTCTCCGCTGAATCCGTTGGCACCCAAAACCACGGCAGAAGAACCATTGATTCATCCACCGGGAACGCCAGCACAAAAGCGGTAATATCCTGCGTCGCGGATAAGTCCAGGCCGCCCCAACACGGCAAGCCAGCAAGCTCGTCCATCGCCCGCCGCCGCCACTCCACCGGATTGTCGGCCTTGACAGCATCCCACTTATCCATTGGCAACCAGCGAACGTCCGTTTCGGTCTGCTGGTTCAGGTGCAGACGGCGGAACGTGTTTTCGTAGGTTGGCGTCTCTTGGGCCTTTTTGCATTCACGCTCAAGGTATTCCCGGTCTACACTAACGCCGAGGTTCGGGTTGGCGTCCGCCCATACGTCAGGCGAGCGCCAATCCGCAGTCTTGTCAGCCTCATAAATCACCGGCAGGAACGACGGCTCAGGAACAATCTGATCTCGCACTTTCTTGGCATATTCGTACTTCTCATTACAAATCGACTCCCGCGCAAAATCAGCTGTAGTGAGGTAAATCATTAGCGGCTGCAGGCGATTGGCCGATGCCATCGAAGTTGTCAGCGTGTCAATGAGATCGCGATTCTTCTGTGCGTGCAGCTCGTCCACCGCTGCGAAATGCAGATTAAATCCGTGCTTAGAATAGGCATCCGCTGAGATAACCTGATAGCTGCTGGCCTCGTCGGCGTTCAAGACGATCGACAGTTGCCCAAGGCCGCCGTAAATCTTGGACTTCTCGGTGAGTTCCGGCGACTGGACAACCATTCCGCGTGCTTGGCGGAACAACAGCGCTGCCTGTTTCCGCTCTGCCGCCGCACCGTAGACTTGCGCGCCGGCTTCTCCGTCATTGAAAAGCACGTACATGCAGATCGCAGCCACCATCGGAGTCTTTCCGTTCTTCCGCGGGACGTAAATTAACGCTTCCCGGTAGCGCCGCACTTCCTTTCCTGCGGGGTTTTTGCGCTTCCATCCAAAGAGATTGGCGACAACGGCCCGCTGCCAAGGCTCAAGCCTGAAAAGCTGGCCTATCATGGCGCCTTCCATGTGCCGCAGCATCGTTTCGATGAACTTTATGGCGTCCACAGCCGCTTCGTGCTTAAAGTACGAGTCGCCTTTCGTCGCTTCTGGATCATAACCAGGGATTAGCTTGGTTAACGCGATCATTTCGGCCTTGGAGGGTGCTCGCCAGGCAACGGCTTTGCCTTTCGCTCGCGGTTTCGCGGCCTGCGCCGCCGCTTTCTGGCGTGCTTTGGCCCTCCAGCTGCCGCGAGCGGCAAGGATCTCCGTTTCAACTGCTGGCCGTCCTGTTCTAGCCATCAAACCATGCCGGCATAACCGAACATTAAAAGGGCGGCGAATCCTAAAAGTATGGCCGTCATAATTTCGTGAAAAAATGCAAAATG